TGTTCCAGATGCTGCATCTCTTTGATAATTTGAATTAAATAAATTTCTTGATACTAACTTTTGTAATAACTTTGCTACTACGATTTGTCCATACTGTGTTTGTAATGTTACTGCCATTGTTCTTTGTCCTCTCTTTTTTTCTTTATTTTTAATTTTGATTTTGATTTACTATAGGTCGAATAAACTTTGCCATTTCTGGATGTTCAGCTAAATAACGTTGTGTTAATTCACCATTAACGTTATTAGGTTGACTATATGGAACAACTTTTTGCGGATTCTTATCTTCGAATAAGTCAGCGTAGCTAGTTTTTAAATTCTTAACCTCTTCATCAAGTCCTGTATATGTTTTCTTTTCTTCATCATAACTAGCTTTTGAAAAATCGATTTTGTCCATCATCAAATCTGGATGTTTACAACCTTTTGATTTTAAAAACTCAACTCTCTTTGATTTCTCGGCATTTGCCTCTGTGTCATCTTTAAACTTCTTTAAGTCATCATAGTCAGCATAAGCCTTTAATCTTTCCTCGTAAGCCTTAATCTTTTCCTCACTTGCTTTGCTCTCTTCTGCCTGTTTGCCCTTTAAGGTTTCGAGTTCACTTTTTAAAGCATTAACATCAGCTCCATTTTGAGCCATGACATAATCAACAAACCCGTTGATTTTGTCCTCTAGTATTCCTGCCTCAATAGCTTTGGTTTTTAAATCTTCTCTTTTCATCTTTTTCCTCCTACGTTTTTTACGAGTTTTACATCTCGTTAGATTTAAAAGTTGTTGTTTATTTAACGCCTAACTTCCAAAAGGCGAGGGTATAATAAAAAGGACTATTTCAAGTCCTTATCATTATCGTTATTATTTTTGTCTTTTTGGTCTACATCAATTAGGCTTGTAAAAGCCACAGATACAAGCACGAATAAAAATATAAAATCCATTTTATTTATTCCTCATATCTTGTTATTCTTGTTCGCCATCTATAAATTGGTAACCCTGCATTACTACTAAAACTTTCATATTTTTGTTGCCATAGTTGGCTGTTTAGCACTGTCCACTCATAATCGGTAAATTCTTCTTCTAATCCTGTTATAGGATTTTTTCTTTTTACCTTTAAAGTTCTATCTGCTATGTGTTCTTTACGCTTCCAATGTCTAATTGTGTTTTCCATTTGGCGTTGTCTAATAGTTAATTCTCTAGCCTTTTCAACACTTGCAAAACTATATTCAACAGGTGCGATGCCTTTATAATACTTGATTAGTCTATGTTGGCAATTATAACTTAAAAAGCCATTTTCACACGCTTGTTTTAATGAGTAGTAAGGTTTGCCATCTATGTGTCCTAAAACTGTTTGTGTAGGCTCTTTTCCGTTATATTCACCCATTGGTCTTGATGCTAGATCTAAATCGACTAAAAATATCTTGCCCTGCCACCATGAACAGCGTTCACTTGCATCTTGGTGTGTAGAAGCTATAACAAATGATCCATTTTCAACGCCCTGTCTTTTCAAGTCCTCGTTTATCATTTTGTAGCGTGTTTCTATCTCTGCCATATTTCTTATTGATTTAGTTCTTCCTAAACTATCTTCTAGGGTTAAGACACCGCTTGCGATTTTGTCCTTAACCTCTATGATGGTATTTTGTAGCATTGTTTTATAGTTTACAAATCTACTTGTTCCACCTAGCTCGGTGTCGGTTACAAAATCTCTTAAATTCTTAATACCTGCTTTAGCAATTCCAATGTTGTTTTCGTATATGTCAATGGTTATGCCTCTATCAGCTTTAAGATTTAATGGTGCTTTAGTTTGCATCTTCTCAATAATCTTTCCTATAAAGCCTAAATTGTCATTATCTAGCTTGTTTTCTAAAATGGTTATAACTTGCGACCACCCTTTCATAAAAGCCTTTAAAATAGCTATTTTTGTATTTTCAATTAAATACTCACTAGCTCCATTTTCTTCTAGCTCTTTTTCAGTTTTATTTACCAACTGTATTACAAGTGATTTAGCATAAAGTTTAGTATAGCCTAGCATTAAAGATTCATTGATTATCTCTTGCACTCTAGTGTTGGCTGTTTCAATTATAAGGGTTAGCTTATCTTCTCTTTCTTCCATTAGAAGTTATTAAAAGCTAATGGCACAGCTCGGCTATCTTTTTCATTGTCGATTTGTGTTATCATTTCATCAACCTCGAATTCGGTAAGCTCTGGATTAGCTCTCTTAATTGCCTCTTTCCTAGAAATTAAACCTGCATTTAATTGCTTTATTACTAAATCAGTGTTTTTAGTTGGATTTAAAATTGATGCCATGCTCCATCTAATAGAAATAGGACTAGGTAAGCCTAATATATCACCAATGCACTCTAAAAATTGATTTATCTTTAATTCATTTATATTTCTAAATCTTTTAACAGTGTTGGCTGTTTGGTCGGTCATAGCATTTATTTCATCATCTGTTCTTTGTCCTGCTTGTAAAAGTCTAGGATCATAATCCAAAATTGAAATACCAACACTTGCACATAAACGAGCTACATCACCATTTATAGAGGTTTCCCATTGGTCGGCTCTTATATCAAATTGCACATTAGTAGGTTTTGAATCTTCCACTGACATTGTAGGGTATTTTTGAATTATAGGGTTTTTGTATTTTTCCTCAACTCTGCGCATCATCATGCCCTGTGCATCATTTGTTAGAAAACCTATGTTTGCAGGTTTTCCTATCTCTGGTAACATTATTTGCGCTCTACCAATTTCTTTTTCAACTTCTCTATCAGTTAATGAAGTATCACACATTAAAGCATTATCAGTTGAATCAACAAACATAGCTTCTGGTATGTCTAAATCTGGAAATTTAGAATTGATTAGTGTGTAGTCTAAATTAAACACACCTATTGAGTTCATATCTAGCTCTTTTGGTGTATTAAAAGTTACATTAGGAAATTTGCTTAAAATGTTTTCGCTAATTTCACTATCAGCTAAAACTCTACGCTCTACATCTTTCTTATTTTGGTTAGCATATTGTATAGAGTAAACTAAATATTCTTGATAAGGTGTTTTAATTGTCTTACCTGCATCATCTTTAGAATATCTATAGAATCTATGTTCACATATAACATATTCATAACCCATCTTGTTGCCCTCTAGGTTTACAATAAACAAGAAAGCCTCTTTGACATCTTTTTTCTTATCAAAAATTAGTCTATGTCTAAATAGGTTAAAAGTTAAAACCTCTAAATCATCTGGATTTTCTCTACTACCATAAACAACTAAAGCACTTCTACCTGTTTGTGCTGTTTCATGAGTTGCTTTTTCAATAAGGTTTGAAAAGTAATTATCATCAAATTTTTCGTTCATAGCACTTTCGTTTTCTTTTGCTGTTTGATAGTATAACTTGCCTACAGTTTTAGAAACGAAAATTTGTAGCAATTTAGGTGCTACACCACTTCTTAAATATTGATAATTTAATCTATGAAAGCCTGCACAAAACTCGGCTGCTATTCTATTGTTGAATACAGCCAACTGTTCAAAGCCACTATACATTGTAAAAAATTGATTAAAGTTTTGAGTAGCCATGCGGTCATTTGCACCAACGAAAGCTCTTAAACTTTGAGGCAAATATTGATTTGATTTTTCATAATCTAATATTGTTTCACTCATTTATTACATACCTCCATAAGCATAGTATAAATAATAACTGCCATACTTAAACGCATCTATGCAATGATCGTTTCCATCTTCTGGCTGATTCTTCTTTTTGTCCCATACTTTGTTTTGTAGCTCAACAATGAACATATCAGTGCGCCCTACAACCTCGTTTGGGTTTAAAGGATTTCTATAACCTGCATCAATGATATAGAAATAATCATCTTTTGCAATTATAGATTTAACCCTTTGTGTGTCTTTTAAAATGTCTTTCTTTTCAACCTTACAAGCGCTAAATTGAGTTCTTAAATTTATCTCGTAAATTAAGTCTTGGGTAATCGCTGCCGAATCACCAATTATTTGCACAGCGTTTGCAATTTTGATACCAAATTTAGGAAGCCAAAAGTCTAACCACTTGGCTATGTTTAAAGCCTGTTGGCTATTGCTGTTACTTCCTACTTTAGGTAGATAATAAAAAGATGGTAAAACAATAAGTCGCCCTGCTGTAGTAAGTAGCATTGTAACAAGTGCTGTTGCATCATTGTTTAAGCCACTATCTAAACCACATAAGACTCTTGCAACCATCTCATTAGGTAAATACTTAAATTCTTCTATTTTAATTATTTTGTTGTCGGTAAATTCCTCAAATACCAAACCCTCACTCTTGCATCTTAAACCTAGAATCTTGTTTCGATATTGTTTAGATCCTTTTGGCACAGAGTTTCTTATTTGTTCTTTCTTTTCTTCCGTTAGAGCTGCATTGTCATCCATTGTAAAATACCAATGTAAGCTGCCCTCACGTTCAACAACACTCATAAGCTGTTTCATAAGTTCATCTGGGTAGTCCTTTTCAAATTCCTTTAAAGGTCTACTTCTATTGATAAACTCTTTATAAATATCTAGGTCTGGATTATCTGGGTTTAATGTAAGCATCCAATAATCACGCCTCATTGATAATTCTCTTAAAAAATCAATGTCCGCTATGTTCGCTTCATCTACACCAACTACACCATATTGGCTTCCTAGTATGTCTTGCCACTTACTAGAATCACCATAACCTGCTATTCTAATTATTTTGTCTTTCTCTGGTGTCTTACCATACACCAAAATATGAGGCTTTCCAAAGTCGCCATGTCCGTTTGGGTAATAGTCTAACCTGTAGCCATATTGTCTTGCTAGGTCAACTATTCCGTTGTCTTTAGATATGATGTTATCTTCAACCTTACCCAAATTAGCACCACATAACAAGTGCATCTTCTTTGGTGATAAAGTGCATAACAGGATCAGTTTCAAACCTAATCCAACAGTTGTTTTACCTGCACTTGTTTGTCCCTCAAGTATTTCTTCATCTATACCCCACTTAAACGGGTTAAGAGTTAAAAACTTTTTAAACTTATAGCCTAGTTTAAGCATCGGCATCACTGCCTAATATCTTTTGAGCTACATCATCAGCAGAAACAATAGTTGTGTTTACTTCTGCTTTAGCATTTACCATAGCTTCAATTCTTTGTTTGCTTAATCCTGTAAAGTCGGCTAAATTCTTTAAAGCTCCGTTTATTGCTTTGTTGTCATACTCAACCTCGCCTGTATCAACAGGGTGTCCCTCAAAGTCTAGTTTGATTTCTTTCTTTCCTTGTTTCATACGTTCTAAAGCCTCTAGCTGTTCTTTAAGTATGAAGTCAAGTGATACATAGCATTTTTTGTTTGCTTCTGCCACCAATTCCTGTATGCGCGTCTGTATACGAACTTTTTCGAACAGGCGACACCCTAGTGAGCTACACTTCTTAATATCATCGGTAGATTTATAAGGTAATCCATAAGCATTAGAATAGGCTCTGCCCTTATTAAGACATAAAACATATTCTCTACAGAATTTATCTTGCTTACCTGTTAAAGGCTTTTCTTTATGTTCTTTTTCGGCTTGTTCAAGCTCTTTTAATTCCTTTTCAGCTAATTCCATATATCTTATTACACCTACCTTTCTATTTGTTACTATATTCTTTTATATATTTCTTATTATTACTATTAAGTAATTATTATTTATTATTTATTTAATATACTTATTATTACTTTAGTCTAAATATTAACTATAGTTATAATTTTAAGTTATTATAAATTAAGACAAAAGAAAAAAAGCCTCACAGCTTTTTATATGGTTAGAGATAAAATTTGATGTAAAATATTGTGCTTTTTACAATGAGGCTTTTTTCTAATTCAAGATTACAATTATATAACTTTGGAGGGCTAATAATTGTTTTGTAGTAACAGATAGTTCCTAGTAGATAATAAGTATCGTTATTTTGTGATTTAAAATTGTTTAGTTTAGCTTACTTATTTATTTTTGATATATATATTTAATTGTCATTTAATATTTAGTTTTTTAGTTATTTACTAATCACTATATATTACTACACTATCATTATAGCATATAATTTACTATGCAATTTAATGCAATTTTGATTTTTTAATTGACATTTTGAGTTATCAACATACTTATAAGCTCATAGCAAGTATTAAAGTTAAGTCCTCTAGTAGCCTTTTTCTAGCACTGTAGATAGTTGGCTCACTATAATTTAACTTACGAGCTATATCGCACCATTTCTCACCAAATACATAGTGCCTAGTAACAGCTTCAATGCCTGTTGCATTGTTTGGTGCTAGTTCTATGAAGTTCTTTAGTAACTCTTTATGATCCTCAAATGATTTCATAAATAATTGATAGTCAATAAGCCTCTTTTGTTGTTTCTTAATTTCTTCTTCTACAGAAAGTAGTTTTGCTTCTTGGCTGTTTGGCTTGTAGCCATTATTGAATCCACCTGCATCATTGTCATAACTTGGTGATTGCACTGTTAGTGCCTTTTTATAATTTAGGATTCTATCGCCCTCTTCTACAGCATCAAGTAGATAACCTGCTTTTCTTGTAAGCTGTTCTACATGATTAAGTAGTCTAGTTATAACTTGTTTATAAAATGGTAGTATTTTCTTTATATCTAATACTTTATCTACTTTAGTATTAGTTTTATATGTTTTATATAGATTTATATTTAATTCTAATTCTATATATTTAATTATATTATCTATTATTACTATATTATTACTATCACTTGTAATATACTCTGTAATCTTTTGTTCTTTTGTCTTTGTATTCATTTTTAAATTGATCTACCTTTCTAGTTGTTCATCATTTAGTTAAATTTATTAAGAAACTTCATTAGTTGCCTTTAAGATAGAAACCATTATTATATTTCTCTCTAGGTCTTTTGGATTATAATCATATAGAAAAACGTGTAGTTGATTATTTACTAAATAGTATTCTATCAACTGATTCTTTAAAACTCTAAAGCCTATAAAATCTTTGTCTTGTTTCTGGTTTTCAATTTGTTTTGCTTCGCTTAATTTAGCCTCATATCGAGCCTTTCCATCCATAACCTCACCAATTACTCTTGGAGCTATGAAAATCACTTTTAAAGGCTTTGTATAATCAATTTCAAGTTGCTTTTCTTCTTCTCTGGTAAGTTCTTTATCTAGCTTGTAGCCTAGAGCTTTAAGCTGCTCAATTATTCTTTCTTCAATATTCATTTGATTTTGTTGTTCTTTCCTCTTTTCTAAATTCTTTTCACACATCCTGTTAAGAATAATACTAATAATATACTTAATAGAAATAATACACCTAATAATACTAATTTTAATTCTTTATTCATTATTACTTGTTGCTTCCTTTAAATATTCATTTATCACATTAGCATATTTACTCATAAATTCATTTTGAGCTTTAGTTAACTTCTTACCAGATATTCCGTTATAAAATAACTTCCAATACCTCAAAGTATTTTTCTTAAACTCTTTTAATTCTTTAAGTTCAGCACTTAAATCATTGATTTTTTCTTTACGCTTATTTGCTAGTGTGTTTGGATTCTTGAAATCCCAATCAACAAAACCATAGGCTTTTAGATATTTAATCTTTTTATAGGAAACTCTTTGTAGTTCTGCAAATTCCCACCACTCATTTCTAGTGAATCTTTGCGGTGCGTTCTCTATATTCGTGTAAACATAACCACTTAAATATTTTTCATTTTTTGAAAGCATGACATTGTGTATTTGGTCATCTATCATTTTTGAGTAAGGATTAAATCCTTTAGTTTCTACTATTTCTATATGGTCTAAATATAAGACTAGAAAATCTGGTGTATAAGCCCTTTTTCCTACTAGATTAGGTATTTGCATAGGGTGGTAGATAAAATCAAGCACAAAGCCACGTTTATACTTATCTTCTAAATATTTGTAGTATTCAACTTCAAGCTCACTATCAAATTTAATTCCTAGATATTCTACTTTTGGCATTTCTCACACCACCTCTTTAATGTATCAAATTCTTCTTGTGTAAGACACCATTTTACATTAAGCATATTATCGTAAACATAAGTTTGATTATATTGTTCTACACTACCTAATACATTTACAAGCCCAATGTTTACATTCTTTTGCCTAATAATCTCAAGCACCTTTTCTTGCTCTTGAGCCTTTAGTAAGGCTTGTTCAACAATGTTATAATCTTTTTGAACGCTTTCTGCTACCCAAGCATTGAGTGCGTGATACCTTAAATTTCTCAAGCATTCCATTGC